GCGGTGGTTCGCTCACTATCGACACACAAGCCGCTGCTACCAACTACTTGGTGCCTGCTGCAACTGTAGCTAGCCCCAATGGTGGCCGCTCCAACGTCGATAACCGTACCGATCAGATCACTATCTCTAGCACTACTAACGTGGTCGCTGGTGACTCCTTCACCATTGCTGGCATCGAGGCCGTTCATCAGATCACCAAGCAGAGCACCGGACAGCTAAAGACTTTCCGCGTTGTTTCTGTTGATAGCGGCACCACTATGACCATCAGCCCCGGTATCGTGAGCAACCAAGGCTCGTCTGAAGTTGAAGAACAGTACCAAAACTGTATCGTGACTGAAAGCGCAACTGCTGCCATCACTTTCTTGAACATCGCCGCTTCTGCTATCAACCCGTTCTGGCACAAAGACGCGCTGGAGATCCTCCCCGGTCACTATGCTCCTCCTGAGAACGCTGGCGCTAACATCATGCGCGGTAGCACTGAGCAGGGTCTAGAGATCGTGTTTCAGAAGCAGTTTGACATCAACACTATGAAGACCAAGTATCGCGTAGATACTTTGTTCGGTGTTGTGAATAAGCAGCCAGAGATGTCTGGTATCCTCCTGTTCAATCAGGTGTGATTCATCTGGGGCATTCCTTCGGGAGTGCCCCTTTTTCTTTCTTTACAACAAAACAATATGCCTGCTATACATCTCTACAAATGCCCCGGTTCTTACACATCGCCTCAAGGCGTGCGTTATCAAGTCTGTAGCGTTGAAGAGGGAGGGAAGCGCGAAGGCTGGTATAGCTCTCTAAAAGAGGCTGCTTTGGCTTGTGGAGAGAGCTGCCTTGTTCCCACTAGAGTTGACACTAAGAGTGCAAAGAAGGCTAAGGGATTGCCTTATGTGGCTCCTGTAGAGAAGAAGATTGAAGAGTCAGTAGCTTACATTAAGCGCTCTGAACTCAGTGACGAGCAACTTGATGCCATCACTGATTCACTGCAAGAAGACAGTTCGCAAGAAAATTGCAAATCGCTAGGGCTCCAGTACAATCTTCATCACAAGACCATGAAAAAGATTCTGGCAGATGTCGTATAGTAAAAAGGAATTCGTGATTGCCGCGCTCACTGAGCTTGGAATCGCTGATTACGAGTACGACATTGAGCCCGGTGAACTTCAGCAAGGAGCTCAGAGACTGGATGCGATGGTTGCAGACTGGAACGCTAAAGGCGTCCGTCTCCCCTATCCACTCCCTGGGTCTCCCGCTGACACCGATCCTACAGAAAAAACAAATGTTCCAGATCACGCGAACGAGACTATCATTACAAATTTAGCAGTTCGCTTAGGACCATCATACGGCAAGGAAGTGGCCAGAGACACCAAAGCTATTGCTAAGCGTGCATATGAGAGCCTGTTGCGCCTCGCTGCTATTCCCGGCACTCGTCAATTCCCACAGACTATGCCAATGGGCCAAGGCAACAAAACATGGCGCTATGATGGCGATCCATACTTCAATGCACCCGTTCCTAATCTTGGCACAGGTCAAGGCGATAATCTAGACCTCCCCGGACTTCCAGTATGAGCCAATTACCAGTTAAAGAACTAGCTAATGTCAGCGCCTCCAATGGTCTGCCATTGTACGAGACTAACCTTGCCAACCCAAGGTTTCTGAGCTACGGCACTCTGCTAGACGCTATTCGCAGAGACTTCACCAGTCAGCAACTGATTGAGAACATCCAGACTCCCGGCACTGGTGCAACTATCCAGCTCGCTACGGGCCAAAACACATGGCTGATCTTGCGTCCTACTGGTGCCATTGCTCTGCTGTCTATCACTCTGCCAAACGCTTCGCAGGCTGTAGATGGGCAAGAGATTCTGGTGAACAACACTAATCAGATCAGCTCGCTTGCTATTAACAGCGACATCTCTCACACTGTCTACGGCGCTCCAACTGTGCTTGCCGCTGAGGATAGTTTTACACTTAAGTTTAATCTCATCACCCTTTCTTGGTATGCCTCATAATGACTGGACAGAAAACATTTAGCCCTGCATGGGGGAAAGGCGTAAGTATCACAGCTGGAGCTGCTGCCACTGATTCTCTGATTGATGATAACTCTCTGAACGGCTCTGGCTCTAGTTCTGTTGTTATCACCAACACAGGCACAGATTTAGCCTATGTTCGCGTGTCTCGCAGTGATGATGTGAAAGACGCTACCGCTGCTGATTATCTCATCATGCCACAGGCGCAGGTGTCTTTAACGAAGTTTAGAGACAATGATACGCTGTCTGTTATCGCTCCGTCTGGTGCTCCCGTTATTTATGCCATCCGTGGCGAGGGATTCTAATTGTCTTCTGTATGTAAAAACAGAAACAGAGCAATAGAGAAATCAACACCTGACAGCATACTTCTTGAGGATGGTTGCGCTCTGCTTCTTGAAGACGGCTCTTATTTATTGGTAGAAAATGCCTAGTCTTAAGACTTCAGAGATAACTTTATCCAATGTCGAAGACGGCGACCTTATCGTTATATCTCGCGGTGGTCAGAACTTCGCTATAGACTTAGCTGAGTTTGCTAAGCGCACAGAAGACGAATGGGCTAACAGTAACGGCGTCATCTCTCCTGCTCCGGGGTTCGGTGAAAACGGTGTGAGTATGGCTACTGCTGCGACTTTATTTGAGAAGAGCGGCGGAGACTTTGCCTCCGCAGGGAGCAACATTCAGTACACCTCCGGCAACTGGAACAACACTATAGCTGAGCTTCTTGTGGACAGCTCGGACATCACGGGATCTGTCGACTTTACGCCAGCAGTCGGAACTATCGCGGATGTGCTAGACGGAACTTATAGCACGGCGCTAAGGGGAGGGACAGCAGATCATCATTTTGAGATGGAATTCCCAGCCCCGAAGGACTTAACGAAAGTCGAATACAGTCTGCCGGGAAGTTACGCTTCTTACACAGGCCAAGTCTACGTTGAATACTACAACGGGTCGACATGGGAAGAGGCTCATCACAACGCTAGCTATGACTTTATCAACTTCACGTCTCCAGACAGTAAGGTTATGTACGTTGCCTCCTTCTCTTCTTTCGGTTCTCATGCCCGCTGGAGAGTCAGATGGACGGGCAACCTGAACGGCTCTGGTATCTGGCAGATCAAAGCCCACGAGGCAGCCCCAGCGACAAGTGACAACACGGTAGAGGCTGATATGGGGCTCACTGAGACCATAAACATATCGCCAGCCTCTATCATCGTGAAAAATGCTGCTGGGTCTGCCCTAGCTGATTCAGATGTAAATGTCTCGTATGACCTAGATGGCGGAGGTTTCACTGCCCTTGAATCGCTTGATGTCTTCAAAGCGAGAAGTGAATTTATCTCTGTCAACTCTTTATCTTTGAAGTTGCAGCCAGTAGGTTTAGCCGCCTTTGATCTGGTCGACATCTCAAGCCCAAGTACAGAGGTTCTAACTTTGAAAGACGGCCTCCAGTACAAGAAAGACGGGGTTCTTAAGCTCACTTTAGATGACGGCATAACCTTTGCGGATGGGACCAAGCAGACAACTGCTTATATACCATAATGGCTAAGCGTTCGAGAGATAGGGATAGATCGTCTTCGGCGTCAGCTTCTGCACTGTGGACGCCTGCTGATGTGACAACTTTCAAGTGGTATGACAGCAATGACGCTGACACCATTGTACCTTATCTAAGCGGCTCAGATGTCAGCAGATGGGATGACAAGAGTGGGAACGGTGATAATGCACTGCAAGGCACAGCATCTCGCCAGCCATCGTACAGCGCGACAGGTCTAAATGGCTTGCCTTCAGTGTTTGTTGATGGCACTGAAACCATGGTGATAGGTGGGCTTGATGTTGGAGATAATTATTGCACATTCATGATCGGTGAGTTCTCAGAGTATCAGTCATATGTTAGGTGGCAGGAAGTCGGGTTTCTAAGGCTTGATGATAATGGCAACTGTCGATCATCTGGAAATACAAATGTGGCAACTGGTCTGGTGGATAGCTCCGGCACACATGTGTCTTCTATGTCTTTAAAATTCGATGGAACGGTCAACGGAACTGAAACATTTTTAGACGGAGCATCAGTAGCTTCAACCACTTGGTCAGATGACGCGGCCACTGCTTACGGTGGAACGCCCGGATATATCGGTTCAAGAAAGGCAGTGGATAGTTTCTCAACTGGTCACTATCAAGAAATTGTGATCGTGAAGAACTGCACCACAGACACACGGCAAAAGATGGAGGGCTATCTAGCTTGGAAGTGGGGAACTGAATCAAGTCTGCCTATCGGCCACCCCTACAAAGACGCAGCACCTACAGTATGAGAGCCATATACAACACAGAATCAGAAGCCAAAGCAGCAGACGCTCTGGCGCTTGCAGCAGATAAGCAGAGACGCCTAGATGCTGGGATTATGTCAACGGGTGACGCTTACGACCTCACCACTGTGACCTTCTCAGAAATACGCGAAAGGCTAGACGGCAAGTTTGATATTGAGATGTGTGAACACTATGATTATGGTGACGCTACCATAGAAGCCTACGACGAGAGCAACTATGCAAGTCCCAATCCTTAGCGGAATCTACGCAGATGTTTACTTATTGCCAGTTACGGTAATATAGCAAAATGAGACTAGGATATGCAGTCCGAAAAGGGGGTCTCTCAGCCCCCCTGTTTTCATTTTTCAAAATGAGACTTGCTTGGAGAAGCATAATGGAATTGACACAGGAAAGAGTTCTGGAATTATTTGATTATCGAGATGGCGAGATAATCAGAAAGAACCACAAGCGAGCTCACTTAAATGGAGAGAGTGCTGGCACAGATAATGGTCGTGGGTACATAAAGGTGCGTGTGGACAGAATTAAGCATTTCAGATCTAGGATAGTATTTTTAATGCATAATGGCTATCTTCCTGAGTGCGTTGATCACATAAACAGAAACAGATCTGATGATCGTATTGAAAACTTGAGAGATGTTAGCATGAGTCTAAATTCGTTCCACAAGGGCAGATTAAGCAGCAACACTAGCGGCAAGGCTGGCGTTTCATTTGCGAAAAACGTCGAGAGGCATGTCGCATATATAACTCACAACGGTAAAAGAATTTTGCTCGGATACTACGATTTTTTTGATGACGCCGTTCGCGCTAGGCGAGACGCCGAGATGGAGTATTTTGGCGAACATTCTCCATCATGAGAAAGTTGACCTCTGTCGTTGTCTTGGGATACTAGCTCAATGCAAATATCTATTTTAAGTGGGATTTATTCTGATGGCGGTCCAGATATACGGACCAACTACCCTGTAAACCTAACTCCTGTTATTCAGCAGAGTGGAGTGAGCAACGGTTATCTCCGTCCAGCTGACGGAATAACACAAGACGGCACAGGGCCGGGTGTTGACCGTGGCGCTATCAACTGGAATGGCGTATGCTTTCGCGTTATGGGCTCTAAACTAGTGAGCGTTGATCGCGCTGGCACCGTAACCACTCATGGTGATGTTGGAAATGATGGCAAACTAGTCACGATGGATTATTCGTTCGACCGCTTGGCTATTGCTTCAAATGGGAATCTGTTTTATTGGGATAACACAACGCTCACTCAAGTGACAGACCCAGACTTGGGTGTAGTGGTAGACGTTAAGTGGGTCGATGGTTATTTTATGACCACAGATGGCGAGAGCTTGATTGTGACTGAATTAGCAGACCCAACAAGCGTGAACCCTCTCAAGTTTGGTAGCTCTGAGATTGATCCAGACCCGGTTGAGGCTCTGCTAAAGCTACGCAATGAGATATATGCGTTGAATCGCTATACTATAGAAGTCTTCACCAACATCGGCGGTTCTCTGTTTCCGTTCCAACGCATTGAAGGCGCACAGATTCAGAAAGGCTCAATAGGCACCCATTCGTGCTGTGTTTACCTTGAGTCGATAGCTTTCCTTGGTAGCACTCGAAATGAGCAGCCAGCTATATATTTGGGCGTGAATGGTGCCACAACACAGATCAGCACTAGAGAGATTGATTATGTTCTGCAAGATTACACAGAAGCGCAGCTAGAAACGGTAAAACTGGAGACTCGTAACGATAAAAACAGTGATTTGCTCTACGTTC